TGGGGCATGCGTGCCACTAATGGAAAAGTAACTTATTGTCATAAGATTGCAAACAATAACACCAACTCTGAAGCTTATATGCGTTCAGGAAACCTTCCAGCAAGATACGAGACTGTCAGCAACCCACCATTCACATATTTGACTGCTTCTCTTTCTAATGTTGAAACATCATCAATGACCGTTAATAGCACTGCTGGTTTCCCAAATGCGGGGACGATTGCACTATTCAATCAGACAACAGGTTATGAGTACATAAACTACACTGGCAAGACCGGAACATCATTCACTGGTCTTACAAGACAGCAGACAGGCAACGCCTCACTTGCATTGACTATTGCTGCCGGCTCAAATGACGGAACTGTTGCTTCTGCTGCAGGCCTGCAAGTTGGCCAGAGAGTCAACGGAACAGATGTTCCAGACGGAACGTTTATCCAGGCAATCAACGGAACGAGTATCAAATTGAGTTCTGCTGTAACTGGTGCAAACCCAACTGTAAACGTAGTCCCAATGGGAACAAACGCTGCCTTGTCTTGGACATACTCAGCAACCAACCCAATCGGCGTTGAACTTGCTTACCCGACTTACGCTCCGTCTATTTCACACTGGGGCACTTCGGCAATCATGGATGGCAATTACGACGACGATAAGTCTCTCGTGTTTACACACGGTTCAACTTCAGCTGTTACCGTGGCTGCTGGTGCAACCAACGCTCTGCTTGCAATAAGAGTTGCGCCATCTGCCGACAACGGTACTTCTGCTGGATTCGGTGAACGCGAACTAATTAACAGAATGCAGCTTGTATTGCGTGCATTGGATGTAACCACAACCACGGCTTCAGCGAACTTGTTGATTACAGCCGTACTTAACGGTGTCCCGTCTGCATCAAGAACATGGGGTAAACCGTTTACGGTCACTTCATCACTTGCTCAAGTAGCTGACTACGGCGGCACCACAACGACAATCTCAGGTGGCGAAGTAACCGGAGGTTTCTTCGTGGGTACTGGTGCAAACTCGATTGACCTTGCAGCAGTGCGAGACCTTGGTAACTCGGTGCTCGGAGGCGGTGGAACAACAACCACGACGGGTATTTACCCAGACGGTCCAGACGTCATTCACGTTATGGTGCGTAACCTCGGTTCTTCATCTGTAAACGTGTTCGCCCGTCTTTCATGGACTGAAGCACAGGCTTAATCATGGCGGCGATTGACTTTCCATCAGGAGCGCAATCAGGCGACCAGCATGTAAGCGCAGGAAAGACCTGGACCTACAACGGTTCTGGTTGGGTTCTTGTGACAATACCAACAGCAATGTTCACTTCAGAATCTGTTAGTGGTTCAGCTCTGGTTGACGGAACGGTTGGATTGCAAAAAATATTTGCCGAACCAGCTGGTCGGATAATTGTATTCAACGGTTCTGGAGTGGCAACAGCAGTAGACCAAACCGGAGATGTAACAATAAATACATCTGGAGTCACTGCAATCAGTTCAGGCGTAATCGTAAACGCTGACATAAACGCTTCTGCAGCAATTGATAAAACCAAGATAGCTGGCACGGCTGTTACCGTCGCAGACTCTGGAACAGTCACTTCGGCAATGATTGCGGACTCCACCATTGTTGATGGGGATATAAGCGCAACAGCAAATATTGCTCAAGGAAAAATCGCAGATATCTTGACAAACGCTCAAGGGGCAAGCTACACACTTGTACTGGCAGACAAGAATAAGATTGTAGAAATGAATGTCGGTTCCGCAAATGACCTCACCGTCCCACCAAACTCATCCGTGGCTTTTCCGATTGGCAGCCAAATACAGGTCCTCCAAACAGGAGCTGGTAAGACAAGAATTCTGGCTGGTGCCGGTGTGACTGTAAACGCAACCCCAGGAATATTCATGAGGGCACAGTGGTCAGCTGTTACGCTTCTAAAGAGAGGAACGGACAGCTGGGTGGCAACGGGAGACCTTTCGGCTTCGTAAATTATGGCAGTTTCAAGCAACAACCAAATCGATTCTGGAGGTAAATCACCTTCAGCGCCAACGATTGGTACCCCACTGCTCGCAACCGGAACTTCAGCAAGCGTTGTTTTTACTCCATCAACCTATATTGGTAAAGGCACAGTTACATATAGAGCTACTGCAGACTCTGGTCAATTTGCAACAGGCAACAGCAGCCCTATCGTTGTTACAGGATTGACGCAGGGTTCAACAAGAACTTTTACGGTTACAGCTGTTTCATCAAACGGGGTTGAGGCAACTTCTGAAGTGAGCGCTCAACTGGTAATGGGTGTTGGTCCATCTGCACCAACAATCGGCACCGCCGTAATAGTCCAGAACGTGGATAGAGCAATTGACGTCCCTTACACCGCCGGAGCTACTGGAACCAATCCAACAGTAACTTATACAGCAACCTCAAGCCCTGGAGGCTTGACTGCTTCTGGCGCAAGCCCAATACGTGTCACCGGTCTAACTGCTGGGACAGCATACACATTTACGGTTTCTGCATCAACCGAATTCGGAACTGCAACTTCTGCGGCATCAAACTCAGTAACTGCTGGAAACAGACCAGGCGCACCAACGATTGGCACTGCGACAGGCGGAAACGCTCAGGCCACTGTTACATACACCGCTGGGGCCGCTGGAACGGGCAGCACGACATTCACGGCCATTCCATCGTCGGGGAGCGGTACGGGCTCTGGAGCGTCTCCTATCACCGTTACAGGCCTTACTAACGGTACTGCCTACACATTTACCGTAAGAGCCACTAACGCCTACGGCTTCCAAACATCTGCGGCTTCAAACTCTGTTACTCCAGTTGCCCCTCCTTATTTCCCTCCGTTCTTTCCTCCGTTCTTCCCACCCTACTTTCCGCCGTTCTTCCCACCGTTTTTCCCACCGTATTTCCCGCCGTTCTTCCCTCCATTCTTTCCGCCATACTTCCCGCCATTCTTCCCACCCTTCTTCCCGCCATTCTTCCCACCCTTCTTCCCTCCTTATTTCCCACCAAGATTTAAATAGGATAGAGAAATGAAATCTATTTATGACATTGACCTCAAATCGTGGGACGGCGAACGAGAAGTCCTAAAAGATTGTGAAGGGAAAGTCACACTAATAATCAACACAACCGGCCATTGTGGGAATGCCCCACAGTTCGGCATCATTGAGGGTCTTTACCAAAAATACAAAGACCTTGGGTTCACTGTCGTTGCTGTTCCAACAAATGACTTCTGCGGTAATGGGGTCACTTACGGAGAATACGCAGACGGCGTAAAGGATGCGAAGCACGCCAGAGATTATGGTGTTAATGAATGGAACGCTTCGTTTGATTTTTCTGAACTAATTGTCTCTTGGCATGAAAAGCAAGAGGAAAAGAAAAACACTCCGCACGAGTTGTATCAAACGCTTATGACTGATGACGAAAAAAGACTTAAGCAAGATATGACTGGAAACTTTGAAAAGTTCTTGATTAATAAAAAAGGCGAAAGAGTCGCAAGAATTACTAATGGAGTTCTTCTTGAATATGCCTATAAAGACGGAAGATGTGATTCCCCAGAAGTTGAGCTCGAAAGACTCTCCAAGATGATTGAGGATGAGCTTGCAAAATGACAACAATCGAAACGTACCTGAATAGCGAATACAAAAAAGCACAGGAGGTAATTCATCCTGTATCCCTGTACGACATCCCAATTGCCTCGGCTAACGGAAGCGTAAAGGACATATTTGCCAATAGAAAAGGCAAAGTCACCCTTGTATTCAACGTGGCTGCTGGCTGTGGGAACATTCCGCAACATGGAATTATCGAGATGCTAAATCAACGCTATATGAACGAGCCAGATTTTGACATCATTGCAGTTGTGGTGGACGACTTTCAGTGCCACGGCTACAAAGAATTCCAGGATGGGATTGCTTCGTACTGCGCGACCAAGAACATAGATATGTCAGTCGGGGAATTTGCCAAGAAATATGCCGAAGACAATTTCGGTACAACATTTGAATTTTCCGAGTTGACAAATGCACGTGTCGACAAGGTCTCGTACGAGTCTGATTTTGTGCCAAATACGGTTATCACGCAAACGCAAAATGCTCTTTGGTATTACCTAACAGAAGGCTACAACGCCACCATCAATGAGCTAGGCGTACCGTACACCGGCGAAATGGTCCCATGGTCAAAAGGGAAAGAAGTCGTTCCTGAAGGGGCAAAGCGCGCATACCCGATAACCGGAAACTTTACCAAATTCCTAATCGACAGAACGGGAACTAGAACAAAGAGATATTCAAACGGTTTCCTGTTAGGCGAAAGAGACGTCAGTGGAGAAATATACCCATGGCTGGAAGAAAAGTACACAGAAGATGGCATAAAAGACTGGAAACCATTCGTCGGGCCGAAGGAAGACGGCAACCCATGGATTGACCCAAGCATTAAGGAAAAGGGCGTAGACCTATCACTTGACGTCATCAGCAGGGACATTGACCAGTACCTAAGCGAGGCTTAGACAGGAAGAAAAGATAGTCTTTCTGTATGGAATCTCCCTGGAAAATAGAACCCGGATTTTTTGGTACTGGACCAGAGAATATCCACGTTATTAAAAATTTCATTGACGAAAAAGACGTCGCAAGAATTTCTGCATTTGCACGAACGATTAGCGAGTGGTCAAATGGCTCGGATGTGGATATTTTCGACGAAAATGGTGTCTGCACATACAGTGCTGCTTACTGGAACGATAGGCAATGCACGTGGGATATTTTGCAGAGAATCAATAAAGAGGTATATGACCTGATTGATTTCTACCTTGACAAGATGGCTGTAACAGCTGGTGAGATTTATGGATGCAAACTGCAGAAACGCCCACCATGTATAGTCAGGTGGTTTAAGGGGATTGAGCAGCGCCCCCACGCTGACAAACAGATGAATGACGGTTCACCAAACCCGTTTCCCACATATGACATAAATTCATTGTTCTATTGGAATGATGACTTTGAGGGTGGTGAGCTTTATTATCCACAGCATGACATGGTTGTTAAGCCTGAACCAGGGCTAGCCGTAATACATCCTGGCGACATCAACTATCTTCACGGGGTCAAAATAGTTACAAGCGGAGAGCGATACACGTCTCCTGCCTTTTTTACGGTGGAATAGACATGGAGAATGAATCTATTTCTGGAAAGCCGGAAATCACCATCATCCCTGATTTCATACCTCAGGATGAATGGGAAAAGGTTTATGAATACGCTAGAAAAGCAACACCAAAGCTTCGACTTTTCAGCAACGTTGGGAGCCCTTATAGATGGAAGGGCTACACTCACTCAAAATATCCAGAAATAACCTACGAGCGAAATATCAAGCTGGATGACGATGTTTTAGACAGATTGCAGAAGGGCGAAATACAGGAGCCATATCCGGAATCATTTGCTCAAAGAGAGGATTGGAACCTTAGGTATTCGGCCGTGTTTGATGAAGAAGTTAAAATAATACTTTTTAATATGACATGCAAAATCCAAGACGAAATTTATAAACGCTATGGCAAATATACGTCATGGGAATTTGGTCCGTACATTACAGAGTATAAGGCTGGTGGCTCCCTAAGACTTCATTGCGACGGCCCGCAATATTCAATGGAGGGAAATCCATATACCGAGTTCTCTTCGATTTATTACATTAACGAGGATTTTGGTGGCGGAGAGTACATAATGCCCGCAATGGGTCTGAGTTATAAACCAAGAGCCAATAGTATGATTTTACTGTCCGAGGCTCAATGCGAGGACTCAGCACACGGAATCACCAAGGTGGAGAGTGGAGTCAGGTATTCCTCGCAGACATTCTTCGTGGTGACCAAGGATAAGATGGGCTATCCAGACATAACAATAACGGTGGACTAGCAATGCCCGCAGAACCAATTTTCAGCAATACGCCAAAACTATGTATTTTCAATGACTTTTTACCTTTTGATGAGTGGGAAGCGGTAGACAAGTACTGTCGAAGAAACGAAGATAAATTTGAGTTTTTTGGTGACAATCCACTAGTCAGCTGGAAAGACAATGTGCACTCAAAATTTGATGATATAAAATTCAGAACATCGTTTCCGACTTCCGAAGAACAAATTAAGTCTGGCGACTACACGACGGACCGAGATTACTTTAAAAATCTCCACCACAAACCTGCAGACGAGCGTGTGTATCAGATACTTAATTGGATGTCAATAAATGTTCGCGACATAATCCGGGAAACGTACGGAAACAAAACCTATTACGAAGGAAGTCCACTTCTCTCCCTCGCCAAGGAAGGTGCTTTTCTGGACATGCACTGTGATGGATTCTTTCTTGGCCTAGAAGGCGCCGTCACCGACTTCACATCAGTTTATTACATAAACGATGACTACGATGGCGGAGAGGTTCATATGCCGGTTCTGGGTGTGACAATCAAACCAAGAGCAAATTCTCTGGTTTTATGGTCCCACGCTTGGCACGAAGACATGTCCCATTCGGTTAAAAAAGTGGTCTCCGGCACAAGGTACATGTCGCAACGCTTCTTTACGACAATATAGGCTGTGGGTATGAAAACAGAAACCCTCAGCGACCCACGACTTGGCATATTGGTTTATAAAAATGCAATACCAAAAGAAGTTGAAATAATCAGTCGACTTGAATCGACTATAGGCAATAGTACGACAATGCCATTCATGTGGTGCGAAGCCCTTGTCGGCTATTCACAAAAAATGCCCGAATACAGGGACTGCGTTGACTGCAAAATTGGCGAGGTCCATATCAACAACCTCCACTATTATCCACAGTTTGCAGAATTGCGGAACATCTATAACGATACGGCAACCGCGATTCGTGCCTGTATGACCGACTATCAAAGCCGTTACAACATAAATATGGAGTACATGGAAGCAATCAACTTCGTTCGATATGGAGTGAATCAGCATTTCCAGGTGCATACCGACCACGGATTTTCATACACATGCACAGTCTCGTCAGTCGCCTATTTCAATGACGACTACGAAGGCGGTGAACTTTGGTTCCCATACTTGGATTTGACGTTCAAGCCAGAAGCTGGAGATATTGTCATGTTCCCATCGACGTTTATTTATGCCCATGCCGCAAAGCCAGTCGTCAGTGGCGTCAAGTATTCAGGGGTAACGATGTTTGATTACAACGACAGAAACCATGACATCAAGGGAAGCTACGACGGCGTTAAGGCTTCAGCGACTAGATAATGTCTGTTATTGGAATTTATTCACCTGGGGCGATGGGCTCAACTCTTGCGTATTCATGCTCGCTCTATGGGCATAAATGCATATGGGCGTCAGAAGGTCGTTCTGAAGAAACAAAAGCTCGTGCTGAAAAGTTCGGAATTGAAGACGTAGAGACTTTTAACAACCTGCTTGAGCAGAGTGACTTTCTATTCTGCATAGCCAAGAATTTTGACCCATTTGAATTAGGTAAAGAAGTGGTGTCAAAAAGCTATCGCGGAGTCTATGTTGATATGAATGCGATGTGGGCTGACTCAAATGACACCGACCTAGAAAATATATTCGAGTCAAGCGGAGTTAGATACGTTGAAGGTGCACTTCGTGGTTGGCCAATAGCAGAGCCGACCACCGAAAATGCTGGAGAGAAAACAATGTATCTTTCAGGTCCGCACGCGGATTTGGTCAAAGGACTTTTCGAAGGGTTTTGGCGCGTTAGAACTATGCCAAAGTCAGCAAAACTTGTAAATCGCGTCCTTGCAGAGGAGATTGCAATTATTTATGGTTAAGGTAAACCTAAGAAGGACATACGAAAACCCACCGGAAATACGTCAATCTCGAATCAATCGCGACTGGATGGATGGGACATATAAAAAACACGCCTATCAGTGCCTGCCGATGACGGTGGCAAACGTCTATGGGTGGGAACTTATTCTTCCCCATGACGTAGTCGCTCAATGGGATGGAGGAAACACTGTTCCCAAGATTCTCGAAGGCGAGTCTTACGGCGGTCGCCAACTCGCTTATGGCGGGATAGTCGGAATGGTGTCTTTTTCTACGGGTTGGATTTTTGGAACAGAACCAGGATACGAGACATTTATCGGCGGCTCGCCAAATTACCTCAGAGATGACGCACAGGCCCTTTCTGCAATAATCCCAAGTAGTTGGTGGCCAGACGAATTTCAAATGAACTGGAAAATCAATAAGGTAGGGGAACCAGTGACATTTGAGGCTGGTATGCCATTCATGTTCTTTTCAATATTTGAAAGCACCGTTCTGGAGAACGTAGAATTTACTGTTGACAACTTATGGGATAATCAGGAATTGATGAACAGTAGGGCAAAGTACGGCGACCTGAAAATGAAGAATAACGAAGAAAATCCTTGGACTTGGACCAAAGGGATAAGAACTGGCCTCGATGCGGATGGGAACAAGATAGGTCCAACCTTTACCGGGATGCCAAAGCTTTCAGTTCCAGGGCAATAGCATGTCCATGCTTGAGCATAAAGAGTTGCTCAAGGCAAATGTCCATGTGGTAGATGGGTTTGCCACCGAGACCGAGTTATCGAAGATTCTCGAACAGTGTGAAGGTTTCTCTAATTGGGATAATTCATGGCAAGAGAACGCTTGTGGCGATAAGTTCATGGAGAGACCAGACTGCGAAGAGCGTGTTTCGGTTTCATCTCGAGCCCTTTACTTGGTTTCTGCGACTGTTGGTAGACGGCTTTCTTTCCTTTATGAGCCGTACCTGAGGAAATACACTCCTGGCTCATACTTGAAGATGCATGCCGACGCCGAGGGTTACTACGGCGACAATCCACAACCTCTTAAAAACTATGACCCAAGTAATCAGATGTCCGAAGTTTTAAATGAGTATTCGTCAATTCTTTATCTAAATGATGGTTTTAGTGGTGGGGAACTATATTTTGAAGGGATTGACCTATTGGTGAAGCCAAGGGTAAATCAGTTGGTCTTTTTTCCAAGCGGAGCAGAATTTAGACACGAGGTAAGACCTGTAAATAGCGGCAATAGATATACGCTGGCTTCTTTTTATACGACTGATAAACTAATCGGCCTGCACGAGAGAATAAGGGAATCATTATGAAATTGGGCAATTACGATTCTTCGATGGCCAAAAATAGGGCTGCACGATTCCTGACCGCTTCTATTGGCGAGATGAGTCAGTTGATGACTAAAGAAGGTATGAGTCCTGAATACTCAGGGGAAAACCCCTACGAGGAAGGGACTATTGAGTCCAATGCTTTTAGGCTTATTTCTAATGAATTTTCTTCACTGGAGGCGCTTAAACAATGAGTGAACCACAAGATTTTCGCATGAGCACCCGCAAGGGCGAAGCGATTACGGATACAGAGGAATGGGACAACGAAATAATTGAATGGGATTCCAGCACTGGTGTTTACTATGTTGCCGGAAAACCAGTATCTCTATGCCAGGGTGTAGCCATGTTTGATTCGAAAGAGGAAAAAGATGAGCAAGTATGACCCAATTGCAGACCTTGAATATCGCTCAGAACAGCTAGCTGCCTATATGTTTATTCTCGGATTTAAAGAGAAAGATTTCGCTGGCATTACGATAGATGATTGCGTAAATGCAATTCGAGATAGATATCGCTACGACCACGATACTGAAGTCGATTCAGATGTAAAAGATTACATCAAAAGACAGAACATCACACTTACAAGAAATGTTCGCCGAGCATGGTTCGATGTTCAGGTAGCACTGCATGAGGTTGAAAATGGAACAAAATAAGAGATACGAACCAGAAGTATCTTTTGACTTCAGTTCACTTTCGTTTGACTGGGAGAAATACGCAGACCAGTGCAACCACGAAGATGGCGGGCATTCTGTCGCAATCGCGGAATATCTATTTAATACGGTCGGAATTGATAGGCGGAATATCGCGACGGGTGGCGCTAGCGACTATGAATTTGTTGTTCACTACCCAAGACCAAACCTTTCTAGCGCGTATGGCCAAGCACAATGGATGTCAATACTCTTGATTCTTGGAATCATGGATATCTCAAAGAAAAAGAACGTACTGGCAATTTCGGGAGGCCTTGACAGATTCAGAATTAAAGTGTTCAAATCCATACATGGGGCAAACATAACCTTCCTGAACAACAAGAAGCTTGGTCTCTATGAGAAATTCCAAGAACCGATAGATGATTACGACGTAGTCACAATGCAGGATTTTGAAAAACATGTAAATAATAAGTACGAGTTAATGCTGGCGTGGTCTCAGGATATGGAAAACCCGCTAAACCCAGTTTCCATGTTTATTGACAGACTTGAAGATGATGGAATATTGATAATCCAAAATACATCAGACAGTATGTTCCTTTACAATAATCACACAAAAGCAACGCCAATCTGGGGCTACCATGATGCTCTCAGGAAGGACGGTAGATGCAATGTCTACCATATTCCGGTGTTTTACGGAATAACAGTAGTGACAAAGAGAAGCTCGTGATTGTTAAAGACAACGCTCTCAATGAGCATCTGTATCAGGAGATGCTGAACGACCCTCTCTTTTATCCAGAGTCGATGGGCTCAGACGAAAGACTGGCGACAGAACTCAATTCTTATCATTACGAGAAATCGAGTTGTTTTGCTCCCTACATGTTCTGGGATGGCTGGTGGGCGTCTCCGGCAAGTACCTTGAGAAAAAGGGTTGTCGAGGCAATTTGGAAAGAAAACCTCCCATGCCCTGAGTCGGAAATACTCGGCATTGAGTACTGGACGCGGACATACCTTCCAGGGCAATATCTCGACGTCCACGTTGATGAGGATACTTTTTTGTACCAAGATACCAAGACCTTCAGTGGACCGCTAACAGGCTCAATACTTTATGGGATTGACAACGCTGATGGCGGTTTCGTTGAGATATATAACAAGGCAATTCTGAAAGATGGAGAAAAGTTAGCCATTGAGGCTGAGAATATAAACAATCTCCTAGTTCCAGTTGAGGAGAGGGAGCGGATTGCCTACAAGGGAAATCGACTGATAATTTTCGATACAGGGCATGTTGTCCACGGAACAACACCTGCAAAAAGCGGCATTAGGCAGGTGATGGTTACCAATGTGTGGCATCGAGAAAACCCTCCGACAGCTCTCAAATTAGGTGAGTTCTATTATGAATAACGTTGAGAAGATTAATCTTATTTCCATCGATATTTTAAAAACACAGATTATCGACATTGATAACACTAAACTTTTAGAAGAAATATCCAATGCACGTACCGAAATAGATGCTGAATTTATAGACGATAAGCATCACACATACTATGAAGATAGAAGGTATCCGTTCGGGATGATTGAGTCTGAAAAGCTCATTCACAGACTTACCGAGCAAGTTTCAATTGCTCTTGGCAGGGATATGGTGTTGAATGACATTTGGACGCTCACCCTTAGATACAGCCGGAAACTGGCGACTTAATTATTTTCAACTCATACCTAATGCACATGACAAATCGCCATAAGAACAGAGAAGAGCCGCGAATCGTTATTAGCGCGAACTTCTCGCCAAAAGACCCAGACACAACTCCGACCCAGGACTGGAGTGCTTACTCTCGCGGTGCTGTTGACGAAGGCGATGGATATGACAGGTTCTATTATTTGAAAGTCTTTACCCCATTTGGGAAAGAAGATGTGAATCTCGGAATAAGGGGCAATGTCGCGGAAGTATTCAACTCAACTGGAAAATACTTTATTGACAGCTTCACCCATTCTGAGAACCTCTTTGAAGCATCATTCATGGTCGACACACCGATGATTACGGATGTAGACATTAGATTTTCGATAGACGAAAGCACTGGGGATATCATCGGCTCTGTGGATATTGGTGATTTTGCTAAATATTCGTTAGTAGGGCACTCATAATGAATAACTCAATTTACGACATACCCATTAAGTCAATTGATGGAGAAGAAAATATTCTTTCTGACCTAAAAGGAAAGGTAACGCTATTTTTCCCATTTGCTTCAAAAGCTGGCTACGAGCCAAAATGTAGTCGCATTTGGTCTTATGCGAGAACGGCAAGAAACCTATGGGAGTTGCAGAAGCTTCACGAAATGTTCGATAATTTTAGTGTTGTTGGTGTTCCTACGAATCAGTTCTGGAATATGGAGCCTCGCGAAAACGAAGAAATATCCGCATTTATCAAGGATGTTTATCCATTTGTCACGTTTCCAATCACGGAAAAAGTCTCTATAAACGGTGAAGATGAACATGCAATTTGCTCGCATATGAAGGGTTACGCAAAGAGGCTCGTGGATGACACAAAAGCCGGAACAAGCCTGACCGCAGCGCAGGGACAGAATCTGGCTGGCGGTGCCGTTCAAAAGATTCATGCCTACTACGAAAAATTTATTGTAGGAAAAGACGGCAGGCAAATGTACAGGTTTAGGTTCAGTGTGAAACCACTCGCCGAGACGGTAGAAACCAGCGAGATGGACCTGACCATCATCCAGGCAGTACAATCTTTGATATGAGCGACTTTTCCTTTAATGCGGAGCACCTTGGCGGCGGAACAGTAATATTCAAGAACGCCATTAAGGTCCCACAAAAAGAGGTGTTCGAATACCTCGACAGAATGAAAGAGGAATCCTTCAATAACTCCTACACGATTGTGAAAGATGAAAGCGGGAATCCTCTCCATGCTGTCAATAAGGGTGGATTCATCTATGACCTAGAAGACATGGATAGGGCCCCAATACGGATAGGTAGTTTGAATACTCCATTCTTTGAGCAATGTGAAATGGCTATCTATGGAGCACTACTCAGGTATGTGGAAATGTTTCCCGCTGTTCTGCAGTGCCTTTGGTGGAAGAGTCCTGGACATGTACTTCGTTATGCAAAGGGGGGAGGCCTTGGGTTCCATGCCGATAATGACGTTAACTACAGATATGGTCACGAACCAAAAGAGCAGCACGCCACAAGAAATGTTCTTTCAGCGCTTGTTTACTTCAATGACTGCACGGATGATGAAAGTGTTGAGTATTCGTTTTCTGGTGGTCATATGACAATCCCATATTTTGACATCGACATCGCACCATCAACTGGGGCAATAGTGTTGATGCCGGCAAACTACATTGGCGCGCACCAAATACACGAGGTGACCAGAGGTGTTCGATATTCGTATCTGACTTGGTTTGCTCAGGGTTCGGAGGACCCAGACCGTGGGTGCTCTCCTGCCCACCCAAAGGAGACAACCTTCCAAAACAACGGACAGTGGTGGTTACCATCCCTACTTGAAGACTACGGAAATTATTTGACCGAAAAGTACGGTTCTATTTCAAACGCTCCAGCCGACAAAACAGATTATCTGAATAGAGCAAACGACCACTAACTCTATTCAGTTTTTTCGGTAAACATTTTCCCGCTCACGAATAGGTGCTTTGCCAAAGTGCTCGAAGAATGCATTAACCCAAGCGGATTTGGAACGTTAAATTCATTCAGCAATTCAGCCATCTTCCCGCTTGAAATATCGTCCCAAAATGCGCGCATCGCTTCTGCTCCAGTGCGGCCGACCGTATAATACTTCTGTTCAATTTGGCCGGGAAGTATGTTGTCTGCCCAGTTGTTGTAGCCATCTTTTTCCACCATGTTCGGTAGTTTTGCAAACTCTTGGACCATTATTTCAGTCCATCTATTGAAGGCGTCATTCTTTTCGCTCATTGGGCTATCATACACTCTATGAAACGGGCATTTCATTTTAACGATGTAGAAGCACAGCACCTTGGTGGTGGAGTTGTCTTGTTTAGTGGGGCAATATCCTTCGATAGCGAATGGGCCATTGAATTTGCCGAAAAACAAGTTTCAAAAGAACGCGCCCAGATGTACGACGAAGCAATTGACCCAGAGACAGGTTCACCAGCATTCATCAACAAAAGCGGATACTACTTTGACGCAGATGGCGTGAATCAAATGCCTAGACGCGGCTCCCAGATACACATGGACGCAAACGAAGATGTGAGAGAGTTCTTAGAGTTTCTTGAAAAGTCAAGAGATACGTACCTCCTTAAATACTTTTATCTGTTCCCGCTTGCGTATAAGAATGTATGGTGGAAAGTAAAAGGGCATCTCGTTTCTTACTCTGTAGAAAATGGAGGGAAGTTCCTTGGACAGCACTCAGACACAAGTGCGGATTACGCTTATGGTTTCCCGCACCCACATGACCAACTGGCAACAAGAAACACAATCTCCTGTATTGTTTATCTAAATGACAATTTCGAAGGTGGAAGCCATTACTTCAACTATCTAGATATTGACTACAAACCAAAAGTTGGAGATATCTTGATGTTCCCGTCGAATTACATGGCGGCTCATGAAGTTAAGGAAACTACCGGCGGAAGCAGATATACGTATTTGGGTTGGTATTCGCACGGTACACCCAACCCAGCAGTAAACGAGCACATAGTTGACCCGATTGAATCACCAGAACTTGCTAGAACTGCTACAAATGTTTATATGCCGACACTCCGCTCTGATTTCGCAGATTATCTAAACAGGGTAGACCCAGGACGGACTTCATTTGGACACAGCCTCGTAGAGAGCATGCATTCATGATTGTGAAACACCTTGGTAACGGAATCATGCTTTTTGATGACGTTTTGGAGATTGGTGGTTTATGGATTAAAGAGTACGTGAGTACCGTTTTTGATGAATTTTCTGATGCAACAAATGGACTCGACTCCAACACGTCCACAAATGACGGAGGCTACATGGTGGAGCCAGAGCACGCATCAAAGCTGCCGATTAGATTCCACGGATTGTCAGATGGTTCAGAGAGTGTAAAAAACACAACCGCCATGATAGATGCGGGTATGTATCGCTGCCTTGTTGAATATTGTCGCTCATTCCCAGTGGCGATAGATTGCATCAAGTGGAA